AGTACTTAAAAATTCTTCTCTTCCTTTTGCTACTTTCATTTCTTCAATCGTATCTTTTAAAACGTTTTGAGTTAAAGCACCAAAACGTTCAGCATCTAGTTTTCCTCTTTCTCCTACAGATTGATTAATCGCATCTTCTAATTGTGTAATACCCATTGAAGAATCAGGATTATTTACTGCATATTTAAAAGCAATATCTTTATCTGCATCTCTTTCTGATAATCTAAATAAAGCTACAAATTGATCAGGATTACTTGGATCTAAAAATTTATCTTTAGCTAGTTTTGACCAATGTTGATCTCCACGATTTGCCCTGTAAAACTCTTGCGCTACATAAGGAATATTCATGTAACGTTGTGTTTGTGTTTCTAAATCAACGCCTAATTGTTTATCTTTAAGATCTTGTTTATCTCTATCAGTAATAGATTCGGAATATTGAGAAGCTGCCTTATAATCTTCAGCTGCATTACCTCTAGTAGTGTTATCAGCAACACTTGTATAGTTTTTAAGTAAATAAGTATTTTTATCTCCATATCTTCCTGTTATATCAATATTGTCATTTGCAACTGCTGCATTCCATTTTGATTTAGCAGTCTGTCCATAATTAGTATTATTACCATACCAAGTACCATCAAATTGTCCATATGCAGGTTTTCTTCCTAAATTTGAATCCCATTCATTTCCTTTGATATAAGTATCTGAATAATAATCTTTAAATAAACCTTCAAGATGACTTTTATTATCACTATTTTGGAAATCTCTTAATCTTTGTCTTCTATCTACATAGTCTGTACCTTTAGTACTAGTAACTGTAATTCTAGTGTTTCGTATTGCTTTATTTTTTTCTATATTTTTTTTATTTAATTTATCATTATCTGTATTTAATTTTATGTTTCCATCGTTCATTATTTGATTTTTTTGATTTAATTCTTTATTTTTTTTATTTAAAGCTTTTGCTTTATTATTTTTATTATCATCAGGCCAACCACATGTTCTCCAGAAACCCCAACCTTTACATCTAGTGTGATTAGTTCTGTGATTAGTTTGATGATCAGTTTTGTAATCTGTTTTATGATCAGTTTTGTGATGTACGTTATATAAACGAGCTGTAAATTTACGTGTATTTGTATCGTATGAAGATGATCCTCCTGCTGCACTAACTGGCAACATTGTAAATTGAGCTGAATTACCTTGATCCCAAGTTCCTTCGTTTTCTGCAGTGCCTTTTATAACTCCCTTTGCTTGTCCTTCTCCTATTCTATTTCCTTCTTCTAACCAATACTGTCTAGCTTCAAAACTAATATCTCCTCCTGGACCACCAATATTATTATCGTCATAATATTGCTGCACCCAGTCTTTTAAATCACTTCTGTTCCATGTGTTTTGGTTTCTAGCTGACCATTCAATATCTTTCTTTGTTTGCTCTATTCCGTTCTCTTCAGCTTTTTTTAACCAATATTGTCTACCTCCTTCATCAAGTCTTCCTTGATACCCATTTATATGATTATCTCTATAAAATTTTTGAAGCCAGTCTAAAGCCATTAACTAGCAAAAGAAAAACGATTGTTATATCTAGTATATTCCAGTAGATCACTAACATCTTCTGAAGACCATTTTTTTATTTTTTCTAGCTTTATTTCATCAAAAAAAGTTTGTTGTTTATA